GGATAATGTTATCAAGGGCCAGGAGAAAGTGGCTACTCACCTATTCACCGAATTTGAGAAAGGCAACTATCAGCTGCTAACCTAAAGGAGAAATTATGGGCTGGGCAGAAAGATTAAATCCGCGATCTCAATATAATGTTAAAAGACATGGAATGCCTGCTATTGCTGAAGCTCCGCCGGTTATCCCGCCTGAACGGATCCCCTGGTATAAACGCTTATGGCACAAAATGTTGCGGCGCTCTTGACAATTCCTACTACATAGTGTATGCTTTAGGCAAAAAGAGGTGGTATGCGTATACAACAGGTGGAGTTGAAGTCAGCGGGGATTAAGGGCCTGGCTTCAATGGATAAGAGCGTGCGCCTTGTTTTTGATGTCAATCTTAATGATGGTAACGATGTTGACATAAACAAGTTGCATGGCTTTTTATATAGATCCCTAACCCTTGAGATCAAGGCTGACGATGAGGGGGAATAATGCGCCCTTCTTGGTTTAAGCGGTGGACTATTGGATCCAAGTGGCAGGCTAAGGCCTGGGATCTTAAATGTACCTGGGATAGATTCGGGCCGCCGAAAGAGTACAGGCATGTCGGCGAATGGAACTGCGATGAACGCCGGGATGCTATGGGTGAACTGATGAAGGCTTCCGGCCTGATCCTGGGCGCTGATTTTGTGAATGTTATCACAAAAGTACGAATATGGGATGAGGAAAAGGGATATACCATATCTCAGCATGTATTCTGGGAACTGTACGGAACCAATCAGCGCGATAGGCGCGGCCGGTATAGAATAGACGGATACAAGATTGATGCTGCGGCCCCTAACGCTGAGATCGTTGAGATCCTGTTCAAGGGCGAATATATATGAAAATGGCCGTTAAAGATAAATGCTGGAGCTTCCTTGAGGGATATTTGCTATCCAAGGATAAGCCAGATCACGCTAAGGCTGATGTAGTCAAGAGATTATACAGCTTAAAGGGCGTTAAGTCCGTTGAGGTAACTGTCGGAGATGTTAAGCAGATATTGCAGATACGATATAGGCGTGAGGATTACCCTGAGCTTAAAGAGTGGAGAATCAAGGTATTCGCAAGGGATAAATTCTCATGCGTTAAATGTGGCAGCGCCAAGAACATCGTAGCTCATCATATCAAGCGCTGGGCTGATTACCCTGATCTCAGATTTGATATAGATAACGGACAGACTCTATGCAAGAGATGCCATAGTAAAACAGATGGTTTCCTAAGGAGATACAATGCCATTTAAACCCGGAGATCCAAATATAAACAGAAACGGAAGGCCTAAGACTTCCCAGATAGAGGAACTGCGCCGGGCGTTAGAGAATGAAGGCAAGCGCCGCGGGCAGGACTTCTGGCAAGAGGTGGCTAAGAGGGCTTTTACGCATGATAATATCATGCTGGCCGTACTGAAGAAACTTGTGCCTGATCTTAGCTATACTGAGCAGGATTTAGCTGTACAGTATACTGCCATGTCCGTTGTGCGCATAGAAGCGCGGCCCTTGGATCTTGATATTGGCGATGAGATACCTAAACCCATAAGGGATCGCATGCAATGATTGAATTGCCGACAATACTCCAGATGCCTGAGAAGCTGTTGCCCTTCATACTGAAGATCAACGGCTTCAGATATTTTTTGGCTGAAGGCGGTAGGGGCGGCGGCAAGAGCCAGGCTATAGCGCGCATATTCCTGTACCTGGCTGAACAGCGTAAACTCAGGATGGTATGCGGCAGGGAAACACAGAACAGTATCTCCGAATCAGTCTATTCGCTACTCTGCGATATAATCAGGTCAGAACATCTTGCCTTTGATATTCAGCAATCTAAGATCATACACAAGGAAACCGAGTCAGTCATCAACTTCCGCGGGTTCAGGCAGCAGGGCGCATTCAATATCCAGGGTATGGAAGGCGTGGATGTGCTATGGATAGACGAAGCGCAGGCCATAACCAAGCAAACGCTGGATGTCCTCATACCTACGATCCGTAAGGATAAGGCCAAGATCTACTTCACTATGAATAGGCACATGGAGTACGATCCGGTATATGAGTTTTGTAAGGGGCGCGAGGACTGCTGCCATGTGAACATCAACTATGACGAGAATCCATTCTGTACTCAGGCGCTGAAGGATGAAGCCGCGGCATGTAAGGATAAGAGCGAGAAGGACTATCTGCATATCTGGAAGGGCGAGCCGCTATTACAGCTTGAGGACAGCGTATTTACATATAAAGAGATCAAGGATACCCTGCATGCGCGCTATCCCATGCGTGAGGGATATGGCTATAGAGTGGCAGGGTTTGATGTGGCCCGGTACGGTGATGATAAATGCGCTGCCGTCATCATACAACAGATGGGCGCGCTCCATTGGGAGATGGTATATGCTGACCAATGGGATCATAAAGATCTGAATTACACATCCGGGCGCATATTGGCAACAGCGATGGATCAGCATGCTGACAGGTCAGTCATAGATGAGGACGGCCTTGGCGCTGGCCCATTGGATACGATCAGGCATGGTAGAGGGATTGAGCAGTTCATAGGCTTCAGGAATCTGCCCCTGGGATGGGATAAGAACAAAGCCTATGGCAATGTGAGGACGGCCGCGGTCTACAAGCTCAAGGAGCTGATAACTAACGGCCATATCTGTATCACCGATGAGGATACGATCCGCGAGCTATGCACACTCAAGTACGCCTATGACCATTACCAGCGCAAGATCCTGGTAAGCAAGGATCAGATGCGGCAGAAGTTCCAGCTCAAGAGTCCTAACCTGGCGGATGCGCTTGTCATGGCTATCAGCCAGATAGGCGAGATCAACTACGAACAGGCTGAGATGTACCAGACAAGGCAGCCGCAGTACAGCAAGGAAGCTAACCTGTTCTCTAACGCGGGAGTAAGGTAATGGCACTATTCACAGGCATAGGCGCGGCATTAGGGGCTTCAACGGCCGTAGCATCAGGCGCTATGATGTCCTCAGCTACGGCATTAGGATTGGGCGTAACGGCCGGAGCAGGGGCAGTCGGCTATTCAGTATTCAATGCTATGAACCAGCCTAAGCCTGAACAACAGATGGCGAGCCAGATGCCGTCAGCGCCTTCTGCGCCTAAACAGTCAGATGCCGCGGCATTGGCTGCTGATAGGCTTGAAGATAAGAAACGAGCCATGGCCAGGAGCCAGAGCGTAATGACGAATCCGTTAGGGGTTAAGGACGAAGCGACAGTAGCGCGTAAAACACTATTAGGGGGATGACATGCCGAATTTCATATCAAGATGGTTCACGCCAAGCGATAGCGATCAGAGCGGTATGGTAGAGCCTGAGCCGCAGAGGAAAGCAGTATCACCGGCTTTGATAGGCGTAGCCAAGGCTAAAAAGAAAACACAGTCCAGGTTTGCGGGCGCAGCATCGGATATTAACATGTTCACCGATGAAGCTGCTATAGCAAAGAAAAAGTTATTGGGGCAGTAATGAGGATAGAGCGATACAGCGATCAGCATGAGGACGATGTACGCAGGTTAGCTAAGGCGTTCCAGGATGAGTCGCTATTTGAGTATGGGCTGACGTTTAATAACGATGCTCTGACAAAGACATTAAACGAATTAAAAAGCCAGATATTCTTACTGATAGTGGACGGTAAGTGCCAGGGTATGTTAGCGGGCAAGGAAGTGTACTCGCCGGTAAGCAGCGACAAGTGCTGGCATGAGATGGTATGGTACGTTGACAAGGATTATCGCAAGTATGGGATCAGGCTGCTGGATGCCGTAAGGGCGATACTCAAAGCGGAAGGATATACGGCTATAGTGATGGTATACATGCATAACTCCAAGAGCGATAAGTTGCATAGGCTGTACACCCGGCTTGGGTTTACGCCTATGGAAACTAACTTCATAGGGAGATTATAATGAGCGAAACTACCGCAAAAGACCATATCAAGCGCTTTAAGGAGTTATTGAGCCAGAGGGAGAACTTCTCAAGTTACTGGCAGAGCTTGCATGAATACTTCTATGTAGAGAGTCCTGATGCAAGTAAAGCGTATGCGCCCGGTACAGAGATGGACATGAACAACCTGTACGACTCAACCACGCTTGAAGCGCCGGACGTACTGGCTTCAGGGTTCATGAACTACCTCACGCCGCCTACGGCTAAATGGTTCAGGCTTAGATCCAAGGATCAGCGCCTTGTAGACAATAAGGACGTAACGGACTTCCTGGACGATGTGGCTGATGAGGTGTATCATACCCTGAACAAGAGCAATTTCTACGAGCAGTCATTCCCTAACTACAAGTCATCGGGCGTGTATGGTACATCAATCCTACTGGAAGAAGATGATCTTGAGGACGTAGCGCGTTTCTATTCCCTGCCATTGACCCAATGTTGCATAGCTGAGGATGCCCGCGGGCGCGTATGCCAGTATTACATAGAGTTTGAGTATACCAGCCATCAGGCGGCCACGCGCTGGGGCGAGGAAGCCTTAACGGCAGTCCAGCGCGCTGAGATGAAAGGCCTGGATCAGAACAAGAAGCACAAGTATCTCTTGTGTATAGGCAAGCGCGAGGTCAGGGATGTAACCAAGACTGACAAGAAGAACCTGCCTGTTACAGCTACATGGATAGACGTTGAAACCGAGAAGGTTATGGAAGAAGGCGGATACTACGAGTTCCCGGCGTTTACGCACAGGTTTGATAAACGGCCGTTCATAGCCTGGGGTTTCTCACCTGCGATGAAAGCTCTGCCCTTTGCGCGCCTTCTGAACGCCATAGCAAAGACCAATCTCAGGACGATGATGAAGTCTACTGACCCGCCGGTAGCTGTACCTCATAACGCCTTCATTATGCCGTTCAATAGCAATCCCAGGGCGATCAACTACTACAAGAAAACCAGCATGGATGGCGCTAAGGACATATTCGCATTCGCTAACTTTGGCGATCCTAAGAGTGGTATGCTGGCGATAGAGTATTACACGCAGCAAATCAAGAGCCTGATGTATAACGACATCTTCCTGACCTTTGAGAACATAACCAAGCAGATGCAGAATCCTGAGGTACAGGAGCGTATCAACGAGAAGATGGCGATGCTTGGCCCGGCGGTAGGGCGCTATATGGGCGCAGTCCTCAATCCTGTAGTCATCAGGACGATAGGCATACTTCAGAGGGCGGGCAAGTTGCCGCCTGTACCAGATGAACTGATGAACAGCCCGCAGTTTGAGATAGACTATGTGAGCCAATTAGCTCAGGCGCAGAAGCGCTCAGAGTTCAATAGCCTGATGACCGGGATACAGCTTGTAGGGCAGATGGGGCAGTTCGTGCCTGAAGTCATGGATAAGATCAATACTGATACGGTCATTGACGAAGCCTGGGATATTATAGGCGCGCCTGTCAAGGTACTGAGGGATGATGCTGAGGTACAGCAAATCCGGGAAGGCCGACAGCAGGCTATGGCCAAGGAACAGAACCTGCTGATGGCGCGCGAAGCAGCCGCCGCGGGTAAGGACATCGCCGCCGGTGAGAAGGATATGGCGGCAGCAACCGATCCATCAAGGGGGGCAAAATGAAACTCAAGTGTAAGGGCGGCAAGGGTAGGAGAGGTAAATGATAGACCTAACTAACATCAATGATGTAAAGGGTTTACATCAGAACATGCGTACTACGTTTGATACGCCGCAGGGTAAAGAGGTCATTAAGTTCCTTGAGCAGGCGTGCGGCTGGTACGAGAGTATCTTTGATCCTGACAACCGGGATCGCATCTTGATCAACGCAGGCAGGCGCGAGGTAGTGGCTACTCTCAAGACCTTCCTGGAACAACCGCCAGAGCAGATCGTAGCGATGGCACAAGCAAAGGAGCAATAACATGGATAATCTTGATCCAGACATGGGTAATCAAGACCCGGCAGCAGAAGGTTCGCAGGCAGCAGCGGCCCCAGCAGCCGCGCCGGCAGCTCCGGCATTCAGCTGGAAGTCAAGGGTAGGCGAGGATCTGTCAAAAGCGCCGAGTTTAGGCAAGTTCGCGGATACGCCTGAAGGATTGGCCGAAGTGGCTAAGAGCTATGTCAATCTTGAGAAGCTCCTTGGCCATGAGAAGGTTCCGCTTCCTAAAGGGCCGGAAGATGCCGCGGGTAGGGCGGCGTTCAACAAGGCTATGGGCGTACCTGATAGCGCCGAAGGGTATGCGCTCCCTGATGTCAAGTTACCCGGCGATATGGGCAACCTGACGTTTAATAAGGCGAGTTTCCAGGGTATAGTCCATAAGTACGGCCTAACGCCCGATCAGGCGAAAGGACTCTGGACTGAGTATACGAACATGAGCGGCAATGTGTACAGGAGTCATATTGCGCAGTTTGAAGCCAAGCTGAACGAGAACATCAATACGCTCCGGTCAGAGTGGGGCGATGCCTACGCCGGGAACGTAGAGCTTGGCGATATGGCTATCTCTAAGCTGGCGGATAGTCAGGAGATGGGCGAATGGCTGATGGCTACGTTGAGTAAGCATCCCTACGGCATGAAGTTCCTGGCCAAGGTGGGCAACACCTTTGCCGAGAACAAGGTCGGGGATTTCCAGTACAAGCGTTTTGGCATGACTCCTGAGGAAGCCCAGAACGAGGTGGCTAAGATCAAGACCGATCCTAACCATCCGTACAACAGCGAGAAGGCTACAGATAAGGATCACCAGGCAGCCGTAGATCATGTGAACAGGCTGTTTGCTATATCTTTAGGAAAGAAGTTCTAAGGAAAGGATATGCCATGTCAAAAACAGAGTCAAAAACAGAGATAAGTAAAATCGTTATAACCGTAGACGATAAGAAGATAGAGCTAACGGCTGAACAAGCTAGGAAATTGAAGCATATCTTAGGTGAATTGTTCGGCGTTAAAGAAATAGTGAAAGAGGAACATCATTATCATGATCATGACAGATATTATCCGCATTGGAATTGGGATATGAACCAAATTTTATGTGCGGGAACACAGTTACAATACGACAATAGTGCTGAAATTGTAAGTTGCTCGCTATAAGGATAAGCGTTTATCGCCCCTTAAACGGCACAATATAGTATGGCGGGATAACCTGAGATGGCCCCGCAAATCGCAGTACCTTGTGCGATCCTCTTTGAGGGTAATCAATCAAGTCGGAGTGAAAGATTATAACTTAAGGAGGATGACATGGCTGACACACAGAATGAGATTTACGCACAAGCGTATGGTGAGAACATCATGCAGCTCGCGCAGCAGAAGTACAGTAAGCTCATCAATACCGTATTTCTGAAGCCGAATGTAAAGGGCAAAGTCTTTTTCCAGGATCAGATCGGGGAATGGGCGATGTCCACGAAGGGCGGCAGGAACGTACAGACTCCGAATAACGATCCGAATCTTGCCCGGCGTATGGGTACGATGCTGGATTACCACGACAACCGTATGCTTGACAGGGGCGATGAGCTGAAGTGTATCTCTGATCCCAGGTCGGCGTACACCATCGCGGCCGCAAGGTCGCTTGGCCGCAAGATTGATGATGTCATCATAGAAGCGGCTATCTCAACCTCGCAGAAGTCCGGGGAAACCGGGAGTACGACTGCGCCTACGACTACGACTATCCTCGCATCGGCATCCAACATCACGCTGACGAGCATCCTGGCGTGGAAGAAGGCCTTGGACGATGCGGATGTAGAGATGGAAGATAGGTATTGCATCATAAACAATACTTGCCTTCAGTCGCTACTGGACGTTACGGAGATAGGTTCAGCCGACTACAATTCAGTTAAGGCACTTGTGAAGGGTGATATGGGAACCTTCCTTGGCTTTACCTGGATCCCGACTACGCGGCTTTCCAGTTCCTCAATAGGATCTACGCTGATAGGCCTTGTCTATCAGAAGTACGCCTTAACGCTTGCCATGGCTACACAGCCTATGGTCAGAACTGATGAGAGGGCTGACCTCAGCTACTCTTGGCAGATCTACTATGAGCTGAACTGCGGCGCGGCCAGGCTTGAGGAAAACAGGATCCGCAAGATCATAGAGGGCTAACATAAACCGGCAAGGGGCTGCTATAGGCGGCCCCTGAGCCAATCCGCTATAGGCGGGAAGGAGCGACAAGATGGCAACTCTCAAGGGTACAAACGTAACGAAGTATGATGCTGGCGGGTCAGGGGATAACTATATCGCTGACGGCTACATCAAGAGCGTAGAGAAGGTATGGATAGACGATTACGCTATAGGCACTTCGCTTATAGGCAGCGATGACTCTATCCTTATCGGCAAGGTTCCGAAGAACAAGAAGCTGACGGACGTAGTGGTGTATTTGCCGATACTGATGGGCGCGACATCTAACACTACTGTCTTTCTTGACAGCGGCGCTACGATGCTCATGACCGCGGCGAACACCTATCTGGGAACGATGCAGGCTGACGGCGTGGCCGGCGGAACGGATACGGTGAACACCGCGATAGCCCAGCGGCTCAGACTCAAGGGCGATCAGCAGGCTAAGGTGATGGCTAAGGATACCGACATCTATATGAAGATCATGGTATCCGGCGGCGTGGATACGGACATCACCGGTGGTACGATCAGAACCATAATCAAGTACACCTAACATTCGCTATAGGCGAAAGGAGAACAAATGTCTACTCTAAAGGCAACAAACGTAACGAAGTTTGATGCGGGTGGAAGTGGAGATAACTACATAGCTGACGGCTATATCAAGAGTGTAGAGAAAGTATGGATAGATGACTACACGCTTGGCGCGGCCGCTGCGCTGGGTAGCGATGACTCTATATGCCTGGGATGGGTTCCGAAGGGCAAGAAGATCACCGAGATAATAGTGTATCTTCCGGTTCTCAATCCCTCAGCAACTACCTGTACCGTATTCCTGGATTCCGGAGCGACAATGCTCATGACGGCAGCAAATACTTACCTTGGCGCTATGCAGGCGGATGGCGTTGCGGGTGGTACGGCTGCGGTGAGTACCGCTGCGAAACAGACTCTCAGGATGACCGGGGATAAGCTCGCGACTGTAGTAGCTAAGGATATGTACATCTACGCCAAGGTCGTAATGACCGGCGGCGGAGATAGCATATCTACAGCAGCTACGATCCGATCCATCATCAAGTATACCTAACGGTATGAAGGGGGCCGGGTCTAAAAAGCCCGGCTCCCTACTATAAGGAGCAGTCATGGCTATATCGCGAACCGAGATCGTAAACAAGGCGCTCACCCTGGTAGGCGCTAATCCTATAGTCAGCATAGACGATGATACCCAGAACGCGCGCGTGGTGAACCGCGTATATGAACTATCGCTCAGGAGCATCCTGAGTGAAGCGCCCTGGGTATTCGCGCTCCGCAGATCCCTTTTGTCAAAGTCAACAGATACGCTTGCCTGGTACGATACTAACGAGAACTACGTCTACGTCCGGCCAAATGAGGTCATCCGCGTATTCCGGGCGAATGATAGCGATGCCGTATGGCGCGCTCATGGCGATTATATCGTATCGGATACTGACGATCTTGGCGTTGAGTACGTCTACTACAACAATACGCCGAGCAGTTATACCGCTTCATTTGTAGAAGCCTTTGTAGACAAGCTCTGTTCCGACATAGCGTTCATGATAATCAATTCAAAGACAATGGCGGAAACCTTCCTTGAGAAGTATGAGAAGGTATCCCTGTCAAAAGCATTGGCTGAGAACGCGCAGGTAGGCACGCCGCAGACCATGAAGGATGACTATTGGGAAAGGTCAAAGAACAGCAATTATACTGACCGGGCTGACAGAAGTTTCGGATAAGGGGGATAGATGGCTAAAGTAGATGTCATCAAAACATCGTTTACCGGCGGCCAGTTCGGGCCATCGCTCTTAGGCCGGACTGACATAGCGCAGTATGAGAACGCTTGCTATGAAGTCCAGAATATGCTTGTGCGCCCCTATGGCCCGATAATCAGCACTCCGGGAACCAGGTATGTCGCTGAATGCAAGTTCTCAGCCCTGGGTACGCAGTCGGCTGTCAGGCTGCTTGAGTTCGTATTCAACCAGTCCGATGCCTACATTATAGAGATGGGCGAATACTACTTCAGGTTCTACACGAATCGCGGAGTAGTGGTAACAAGCGGAACTACTCCATTTGAACTTGCTCATCCATACTCTGCCGCGGAGATCCGGGATGTGCAGTATACTCAGCTCAATGACCTCATGTGGCTGGCTCATAAAAGCCATCGGCCGCAACTTCTTACGCGCGTATCCGCGAACAAGTGGACTTTAGCAGACTACGATTTCCTTGGTGGCCCATTCCTTGACGATAACACCGATGAAGGGATCACCCTGACGGCTTCCGCAACAGCCGGCACGCTGGTAACGATCACCCTGAGCGCTACATCCTCTACCCTCTCCTTTGTAGCTTCAGGGGCAACGATGGGCCATCAAGGAACGTACTGGAAACTTGGCGGAGTGGTTACAACGGATACTACCGCCTTGCAGGGATATGTCAAGATCACTTCAGTATCATCCGCTACTGTAGCCCTGGTTACAGTCATGGAAACGCTTTCCTTGACATCCTCAACCATATTCGCTGAAGGCGCATGGAGTTCAGTCCGGGGCTGGCCCGCGCGAGTACAGTTCCACGAAGGCCGGCTATACTGGGCCAGGACGGATAAAGAGCCGCAGAAGGTATGGGGATCGCATAGTTTCGTATATGACCAGTACGCCCTTGACGAGCAGGCCGATGATGAGGGCATCAACATAGAGCTATCCAGCAACCAGTCAAATGAGATCCAATGGCTGGCAAGCGGAAACTCTTTACTGGCAGGTACTTACGGCGGCGCGTTTATCATTAACGGCGGTGGTGATGCCGGGATAACTCCTACGAACATATCCGCTAAACAGGAAGTCAATTTTGGAACTGAAGCTATCCAGCCGCGTAGGATAGGCGCGTATTACTACTATGTTCAGAGGTTCCGGCAGAAGGTCAGGGAACTGTTCTACATGTGGGAGAATAACGCATACAGGGCTACTGACAAGACGATCCTATCCCCTGAGATCACCGGAGATGGGATAGTAGATATGGCTTATCAAGAGGTTCCTGAAACGATCTTGTGGTGTGTTACGACAGACGGCACAATAGCGACTATGACGCGCGAGATAGACCAGGAAGTGCAGGGCTGGGCCATACAGAACACTACTGGGCGGTACGAGTCAGTAGCGGTCATGCCCTCTCAAAGCTATAAGCTGGATGAGGTGTGGGTAGTAGTCCAGCGCATAGTGAACGGATCTACCAAGCGGTTCATAGAATATTTTGAGAACATAATCCTTCCGGAAAGACAGGATAGGATGGTATATCTGCATAGCTCCCTGGAGTTTGATGCGTATGCCCTGACGGATAGTTCCCATTCAAACTGTACGATCTCGCTATCGGCTACGGCCGGCACATCGGTAGTCCTGACCTGTTCTTCTAATTACTTCACAGTATCCGATGAAACCATGCGGATCCGGGCGATAAATTCTTTAGGCTCTACCATAGGCGAGTTCTACGTTACCTCTTATTCATCGGCCAAGGTAGTAACCGGAACGGTGAGGTATACCTTCTCAGCTTCAACGATCGCGGCCGGGTACTGGGGTAAGAGCGTAGACAAAATAACCGGGATGAGCCATCTTAACCTTGAAACAGTTAAAGTGCTGGCAGACGGCGGTGTAGATAAGCCGGACAAGGTAGTTACCGGCGGAACGGTATCCCTGGCTTATAACTACTTTGTCGTACAATGCGGCCTGCCGTATACTCAGAAAGTGGCTACTCTGCCTTTTGAGTCAGGCTCGCAGAGAGGTACGGCGCAGGGCAAGATCCAGAGGATCAACCAGGTAATGTTCAAGCTCAATAGGTCATACCGCGGATTCAGCGTAGGCGGTACAGAAGCTCTTGCCGAGCGAGTGAGTTACAGAGAGCCGAACACATTACTGGGTACTCCGGAGCTTCTCTTTACCGGGATACTTTCAAATATCAATTTCAAGGATGACTACAGATACGGAGCGCAGATATATGTGGTGAACGATGAGCCGTTCCCTGTAGAAATACTGAGCATAATGGCAATGCTTGACACTCAAGATAAGGGGTAAAATATGGGCGCAATGACGGCTATCATGGTAGGTTTAGGCGCGGCATCGGCCGTACAGCAAGTTATGGGCGGATTTTCTGCCAAGAGGGAAGCCGAGTATAACGCAAGCGCCATAACTTCTGAAGCTGCGTACAATGCTGGCGTGTACCGGGAACAGGCCGGAATGATAGAGAAGCAGAAACAACTCAAGGCCCAGCAAGACGATAGGATCATCAGGTTTACGATGGGTAAGACGGTAGCCATGACGGCCGCCAAGGGGCTTGAGCTGTCCGGTTCTCCCTTGCCGGAAA